TTAATTACTTTTATAGATTTTATCGAATACAGAATCAATCATTTCATCATTCTTGTTATCTAGCTCTTTTATAATGTGTAAGTAAGTAGTTATTGTTGTATCTAAACTTGAATGCCCTAGCCTTTTAGAAACATATATAGTATCACACCCTTGATACAAGAGAACTGAAGCATGTGTATGACGTAAACCGTGTAAGGTGAATTTTTTTGTTACACCTATTTCAGATAATTTTTTTCTCAAGTATTTAGTTACTGCGTTATTAGAAATAAGCCCATTTTGAGAATTGTAAAAGATAAATTGTTCAGGGTTTTGTACCTCTAATTTATCAAACAATTCTTTTTGAGCTTTCTTGTATTTTTTTAGTAATTGAGCAGTATGAAAATCAATTTTTATTTTACGTACAGAACTTTCGTTTTTAGTTTTTCCCCAGCAATTCATTTTGTAATTCCATGTTTTATGAATATCAATTATTTCATCCTCGAAATTTATATCGTTCCAAGTTGTTCCTAATAACTCTGCAAAACGCATACCTGTAGCACCAGCTACCACAACCATAATTGGCGATGCGTAGTGTGGGTCAATTCCTTTTTCAGCTAATTCCATTAAGCGCTTAAAGTCCCCGTAATCTAAAAATTTATCATTTTTGGTTTTATCTGATTCTTTACCTTTAATTACAGCTTTTCTAGTTGGATCAAATAGAATAAGTCCTTCCTCAACTGCATCTTTAAGCGATGCTCTGATATGGTTGTTAAATTTGATGACTGTTGACTTCATATGCTCTTCGGCAAACTTATTTAAATATCGTTGGTACAATGGGCGGGTAAGTTGTGAAAGAATTATATTTGGCATATATCTTTCTATATTGTTGAGTGTATCTTTGTATTTTCTGTATGTTATTTCAGAAACGACATCTTTTTTATATAGATTCATCCAATCTTTAAAGTATTCAGACAATAAGATATTTTGTTTATCACCTTGAAGCCCCTTTTTTAAATTATATTCAATTTCATCAGCTGCTTCTTTGGCTTCTCGTTTAGTTTTAAACCCGCTTTTTCTTAATTTGCTATGCGTGCCATCTTGTTTTTTATAAGATATTTCGTATTGCCAAGAATTTCCCCGCTTTATAAATCTAGCCATTGTATCACCTCCAATATTTGATTAAAACGCCTATTATGAATCGAAGACGCGTAGACTCGTCAAAGAGAGGGGACTTATTTTTTATCGAAAGTGATTATCCAAGAACCCATAAGGTTTTCAACTTTCTTTATCTTTGCAATTACTGTATCTCCAGATTTTACATTTGGATTTTCAGTAGAAATAAAATTTAAGTGTTCTCCAGTTTGAATCGTATATCCTAATGATCCATCAGGTACATATTTATCAACTGTGAATTGAACAGTTTTTCCTGTTAAATCCTCTCCATTATTCAGCGCTGTTTCGGCTTCGTTAGTTGTATAATCAGGTTTTACTTCTTTAGCTCCACAAGCAGCAAAAGTAACAATTAATAGCAACATTGAAATAAAATATTTAATCTTTTTCATAAAAAATCTCCTCTATTTAACTCGTAATGATTGTCCAGGCATATATCCACTGATACCTGGATTTAGTTCTTGTAATTTTTCAAGCGTTATTCCGTTTCTTTCAGCTACTTGACGGCCACCTTCGCCATCTCTAACTTGGTCATAAACTTCCGTATCTGGCTCTGGAGATTGTTGACTAATTTCGGGATTAGAAGGTTGTGTAATATTTTCTGACTCTTGCACTTCCTGTTGTACAGGATTTTGTTGAGATTGATTATTTCTTTCTATTAATTGGTCCATCGTAATATTTCCAAGATAACTATAAACCTGTCCGCCAGCAGTTAAAGTGCCATCTGCGTTTTTCACTAATGTTCCTGGAGTGTTATTCAAAACATATGACATTGTTTGATTACCATTTGCATCAACAGAAAAACTTAAATTTTGAAGCGGAACATTTGATTGAGTAGTGCTAGTCAGTGTTCCATCAGCATTTATAAAAAATAGATTATCGCTTTGAGGAATACCCCAACCCCCGACAAAATCACCTAAGCTCACTTGTGTTTGCGTTTCATCCTCAACAAATGAAGTGGAAACGCTAGATGTTTCAGCTGTTGAACTTGATTCTTTCTCTTTAGTTTTACTAGATGAAACGATTGTAGTAGATGTAACAGTTGTGGATGATTCTTTTGTTTTTACTTCTTTTTTCGTTTCGGAAGAACACCCGGCTAACATTATTAAAGACAAACCTAACAAAATCATCTTTTTCATTTTCGATCTTTCCTTTCATTTTCACAAGCTCATTTTTACATAGTTTATTAATTTTGATGGATCATAATTATATCTAAATTGATTTATTGCTGTTCTGGCTAAACTTTGATTTAACAAAATAAATTTTGTTAAGAAATCGTATAATCTAACATAAAGTGCAGCTGCACTCATTTCAAATTCGTCACAGATTTGATAAAAAGACATTTGCTTTCTAAAACATTCTTTTAGAGCTTCATTATTAATCAAAGCAAGTGATGCAAAAATATTAGCTCGTAATTCTTTTGGTGCATCTTTTTCGGAATAACCGTTCCCATCTAATAAATCCGAGAAGCTTTGTGTTGTTTTTGATTTATCCATATCAAAATAATAGTGTCCCAATTCGTGTAAAATAGAAAAACGTTGTCTTCCTTCTACCATAAACGGATTATAAGAGATTCCGTAGTTTCCAAAAATATTTATTATGTTTCCAGATAAATATTTAGAAGCAACTTCACCAAATGAATAAGAGACAATTTCAATATCTTCAACATCAATTGCATAGTCTCTATAATGATCCCAACGTAAATCTTTTAACTCAATTCCGTAGTAGTCTGCAATTTTTTCAATAATAATGTAACTTTGATCATGATATTTAAAATAAGTGTCATAGTCTATATCCATAAGTAGCCTTCCAATCATTTATTCTTTAATCTATTTTTCATGAACTCAAAATACTCTTTCAGTTCTTCCTCTAATTTTTCTCTGTCTTCTTCTGGAATATCTTTGGTATCAATACGGAAGAAAGTAGAGAATTCTTCTTCCGGTTCGCCCTTATCAATACTAGGATTGTCAGTTCTTCCTAAAAGATAGTCAGTCGAAACACCAAAGTAGTCAGCAACCTTTTGTAGTTTGTCAGAGGCGGGGGAACTCGTTTTCCATCGATACAAAGAGTTTTTTCCAAAACCTAGTCGAGATTCTAATTCTAAAATAGAAATTTTTTGACTATCAGCCAATTTTTTTACTCTTTCAAATGTAGTCATATCAACCATCCTAGATGCTTAGAAAAAAGATTCTATACAAAAATATAGAAAATGCTTGACGTCTATATAAATATATAATATACTCTTCTCGTAAGCTAATTTATTAGCTAATAAGTTCTCAAATAAAACCAATAAATGAAACATAAAATCGTTGGGGAACGGTAAAAGTGTTTATTTACTAGTCTTTAGAAGGCTTATTTAACTATGGTTATATTCTATATTATTATATAGAAAGTGTCAACAGGTTTTATTAAATTAGCTAATTTTTTAGCTTACAAATTAAAAAATAAAAGGGAGTGAGTAATAAACATGTCACAAGACTTAGCAATTGACGTAAGAGCAGCTCTAATTCGTGCAGGGAAAAACCAATCTTGGTTAGCAAAACAGCTAGGGATTTCAAGCCCGTACTTATCAGATATCCTTCATGGTCGCAGACGGTCAGAAGAGCAAGTTCAAAAAATCAAAAAAATCTTAAATATAAAGTGAGGTGTTTAGTTATATGTCTCAAACACAATACTTAGAAGCTAAAATTCCAGTACCTTCAGATTACGTTATTATCTCTAAAGTTGAATATGAAGAATTAAAAAAAGCTGATGAGACAGGAAACTGGATGACGTTGAAAGAAGTATTAGACAGGGTAAATCGTGGATATGAATGGTTTACCAGTAATGTATTGAAAAATCCCAGATATAGAAAAATATTAGACGTAGATAAAAATAAAGATGGCTTTGTTTATTATCCAGGGGACGGTCGCGACACCTATCTTTTTCAAAGAAGAAAAATGCTTGAATTTTTAGATGAAAATTTTGCAGATATTTTAAAGAAAGGGAGCAACTAAAACTTGTAAATAAGGGCAATGCAACAAATACAAACAAAATAACTAAGGAGGCAGAACATGAAGATAACAATCGAAGGAACATCAGAAGAGATAGCAAAAATGCTACAAGCTATTGGGAATAGCGAGAAGCAAAAAAATATTAATGTAGACCTGCAATGTGGCGTTAATAAAATATTGGAAGAATTAGCTAGGAAAATAACTATTCGTCAAGCAAAAATTGAGAACATTATATCAGGAGTGAAACAAAATCAGAATGGGAGATGAAAAAATGCAGAAGGAACAGTCATTACAAATTAATGTGGAAGTTAAAGGAATTGAAGAAGCTACAAAAAAAGCAGAAAGATTAATTGGATTAATAAAAGAAGCCAAAACGTTGGCAGACGAATTGGCTTCAGTTGAATTTGATGTAGACCTTAAAAATTAAGTTCTATTTTCTGTCCACAAGTACACTTAGCACCATTTGATGTTACTTTAATTGTTTTTCCGCAATTAGGACACTTTATAGGATGGCCACCCTTACTATCCATAGCTTTTTTTGCAAGTGTAGCAGGATCATTTAATTTTTTTCTTAAGTTATCCATACCATTTATCTTAATACCCATAATATTTCACCACCAATCATAAATTATTTCAGCAGACCACTTGCTGATAAGAAAATTATACCAGAAAGGAAATAAAGCAAATGACAAATTTAGTAATTATGAAAGATCAACAAGCAGTAACAAGTAGTCTGCAAGTTGCTGAAACATTTAGAAAACAGCATAAACATGTTTTAGAAGCCATTGATGAATTAAAGCAAGGGCTAGCCGAAAATTCGGCAGACTTATTTTATGAAGATATATATGTTCACCCGCAAAACAAACAATCTTATCGCCAAGTTATTATGAATCGCGACGGCTTCACTTTGTTAGCAATGGGGTTCACTGGTCAAAAGGCATTGCAGTTCAAACTGAAATATATTGAGGCTTTTAATCAAATGGAAAAAGAAATTCAACAGCCTAAACTTCCAACCTCACAAAGAGAACTAGCAATGCTTGCTTTATCAGCAAATGAAGAAACAAATGAGCGTGTAGATGTAATCGAAAAAGAAGTAGCCGACTTAAAAGACAATCAAAAAATCGGTGCAGATGATTATGGCTACTTATCACGTCGAGTTCATCAACGAGTAGCAGAAGTTGCAAAAGGATTTGGGAAAATCACAAAGGAGCAGCGTGGAAAGTTATACAAAGATATTAATTCAGGTATTAAGCAAATTACAGGCGTGGGTACCCGATCACAATTAAGAGAAAAACATTATCCAATGGTAATTGAATATATCAATGACTGGGAGCCGTCCACAGCCACAAAAACAGTTGTAAGACAAATGAATTTAGACTTAAACGACATAGCGTAGGGAGAATATTATGGCTTATACAACTGAACAAGAAAGCTGGATACTCAACCAAATCAAAAAAGAGCGTAAACAGCTACAAGATGATAGAGCAGCGCTTAGACAATCAGAACAACTGACCGAAGGAAAAGCATATCAAATTGAAAAAGAACTTGAATTTTTAAGATACTTAGAGATTCAAAATAGAATGCATATTTAAGGAGAAATGAAATGAGAAAAATTTATAACTTAAGAAGAATTGCAGTGTTGCTAATCGTTTTCGGATTGGGGTTGATAGTAGGCGGAAATTTTAATCCGATTATCCAAAATATATATATCGGCTTATTCATCATTTGGACACTGTTTTATGATCTGGCACTTGAAGATAGAGAGGTTAAGAAATGACAAGAAAAGACAAATTAGAACAAACGAAAAAACTTGCTGATTTATGGTACCAGCAACAAAAAAATAAAATATACATTACACAACAAAAAGAGCGCAGAGGTGTCGCATGATGACAAAAAAGCGACTTAAGCCGGCAAGCAATAAGTCGCATACAAAAATTATACAAGAAAAATTATATCACAGAAATGAGGTCTTGTGAATGAATCGTAGTGAAGCAGATGCATTAGATCGATTTTTAACAGAGCCGCCTAAAAAGCAAAACAAGGAACAATATGAAAACGATGAAATTGATAGTACTGACTTTTTCGGAAATGAAATTGCAGATGAAGATGGAGTATTTCAGATGTGGTTTAAAATCTTTAAATATGATAAAAAAGCACAGCTAAAGTGTCATGAATTAACAGCTATTGTCACTCAAAATAGCATTGTAGATGTAATAGAAGAATTTGACCAACAGTATTTAGAAAAGATTGATTACATCGGTTTAGGCAAAGTATTCAAGGAGGCACTATTAAATGACTGAGAAAAAGATTATTACGGATTTTCAAAAAATGACTGAAATAGATGTATCAAAACGTATACAACAAAAAGGAAAGTTCAATTATCTACCGTGGTCCGATGCTCACGAACTTATGAAGAAGCACGATCCAAACGCCATTATTTCTATTCGTGAGTTTGAACATTGGATGGTAGTTAAGGGAGATCGAAAAGAGTTTTTAGTATCAAAAGAATTACCATATCAGACAACAAATGGGGGTTCATATGTAGAAGTATCTGTTCTTTTTAAAGAAGTCGAAGAGACAGAAATATACCCTATTTTAGATTTTAAAAATAACGATGTAATATCGCCGACAATGACGCAGGTAAATAAAGCATTGAAACGTGCATTTGTTAAGGCGTTAGCAAAACATGGGTTAGGATTATATATCTATAGAGGTGAAGATTTACCAGAGCCTCCAACAATTGAAGTGAAAGACCTGGAAAAAACAGAAGCAGCATTATCAGCATTGAGCGAAATCGTTGGTTTTGATGCAACAGAAGAAATGATTAAGCGTTTAAATTTATGGATTGAAGAGAGCTATCCACAATTAGATAAAATAACAAAACTAGAACAAATGAACAAACAACATTATGGAATGATTGGCCGTCTAATCGCTCAAGCTACGAACCAAGCAGAAAAGGCAAAAAAAGAAAAGAAGTGATTGAATGATTGGAAAAATCATAAACCACAAAGGGAATAAATTGGCCATCGAATTTGATGATGAAATAAATTCAAATTTTCTCGAACTTCTGGCTAATAACGATGATAATTTAGCGAAAGTTGAATTCTTAGATAATCGACAGATGTCTCAAAAACAGAATGCACTTTCTCACGTTCTAATAGCCGATGTGGCACGTTGGAGCTATGACGAACCTAAATGGATTGAAAGTGTCTTGAAATACTACTACGAGGCTAAGAGTGGTTTTTATTTTGAACATAGTAGAGCTACCAAGAATGAAGCGACTGAGTGGATCGGTTTCTTGATTGAGTTCATTTTGAAAAACGATATACCATTGGAAAAAAGATACCAATACTTGCTTGAAAATAACAAATGGTTTTATTACTGCCTGAAATATCGTAAGTGCTGTATTTGCGGTAAGCATGCTGATGTTTGTCACATTGAGGTTGTTGGTATGGGGCGTAATCGTAAAAAAATCAATCATGAGACATTCACATTTTATGCAGGATGTCGTCAGCACCATCAAGAGGAGCACCAAATGGGCACTAAGAACTTCTTGAATAAGTATCAAATTAAACCAGTGAAATTAAACATCGAAGAACGTAAGAAACTGAACATAGGAGGATGATTTAAATGCCAAACTGGGCAGAGGGAACACTTAAAATTAGAGGAAAAAAAGAGAATGTAATCAGATTTTTGAAAGAGGGGATAATTGCTTCACCTAATTTTAAAATGACTGAAGATGGACCAGTCGCAGTCTCGCAAAAGGTTGAAATTTCTGAAGATGATTATTCAACCACATTGTACAGTGAGAACGAATTCTACATCAATAATACCAGACGTGCTTTCATAGATAGAAAAGAGATAGAAGTATGGCACGAAGAATGTGATGAAGCGTTAGCAGAGATATTAGATTTTAAACAGGCTTGGGGTGTTATCGAAGAAGATTTTGAAGGTATTTCAAAAAAATATAATATCGATATTAAAATTTTTGTTTTTGAACAGGGGATGGAGTTCACACAAGAAGTTGAAATTATAGAAGGGGAAACAACTAAAAATATTGTGAAAAAATACGATGACTATTTTTGGGAAGTGCCGTTTTCAACTATAGGAGGTTAGATAATTGGCTGAAAGAAGAATGTTTGCAAAGACCATCATTGATAGCGATGCATTTTTAGACATGCCGCTGTCAACTCAATCTCTTTATTTTCATTTGTCAATGCGAGCGGATGATGATGGATTTATTAATAATCCTAAGAAAATCCAACGAATGGTTGGATGTGGAGATGATGATCTAAAGCTATTAATGGCCAAAAGATTCATTTTAGTTTTTGATAGCGGAGTTATTGTTATCAAGCATTGGAAAATTCATAACTATATTCGAAATGATCGATACAAACCAACTCTATATCAAGAAGAAAAGGCTGAATTAGCTGAGAAAAATAGTAAGGCATATACCTTTAAAACCGAGGTTATAGAGAGTGAAAACCATCTTGGTATACCAGATGACAACCGTATGGGATACCAAATGGATACACAGGTTAGGTTAGGTAAGGATAGGTTAGTTAAGGATAAAAAAAAGAATAGTGTTGAGCCGAGCTCAACTATGCATGAATTATTCGAAAAAGTTTGGAAAACTTATCCAAAGAAAACCAACAAGAAAAAAGCTAGAGAACAATTTTTAAAGAAGTTCAAGACGGAAGAAGATTTAGAGTCGTTTAAAAAAGGATATAAAGACTATCTTGCGTATATTAAATTAAATGATTGGTACCATCCACAAGAATTATTTCGTTGGATCCGTGATGATCGTTATAACGATGAATATGATTTATCTCAAACAAATAAACAGCCTGCGTATTCTAAGGCGCCAGTGAGACAAGAGCAGTTACCAAATTGGAATGGGATGCAAGAAGACGTGCCTCTTTCTGACAAAGAACAAGCGAAGTTAGAACGGCAAATGCAAGAACTATTAGGAGGATGAAAACATGGATGAATTAGTTAAACTAGTGGAAGAATGGGCAAGAGAAAAAAATTTAGATATCGCAGAGCCTGAGAAACAAATGCTAAAAGTGGTTGAAGAAGTCGGAGAAGTCGCAGCAGCATTAGCAAGAAATAATAAAAATGATTTAAGGGATGGTATCGGTGATGTTGTTGTGACACTAGTTATTCTCGCTATTCAAAATGATATGGATTTATACGAATGTCTGAACCAAGCGTATAACGAGATTAAAGATCGTAAGGGAAAAAATGTCAATGGTGTGTTCGTTAAGGAGAGTGATTTGAATGATAAATAATGTGGTATTAGTCGGAAGATTGACAAAAGATCTTGATTTACGCTACACCGCAAGTGGTTCTGCAGTTGGAAGCTTTACTCTTGCTGTGAACCGTAACTTTACAAACCAAAACGGCGAACGAGAAGCAGATTTTATCAACTGTGTAATTTGGCGTAAGCCTGCTGAAACAATGGCTAATTATGCTCGCAAAGGAACATTATTAGGAGTTGTTGGAAGAATTCAAACTCGTAATTATGACAACCAACAAGGCCAACGTGTCTATGTGACTGAAGTTATTTGCGAGAGTTTCCAATTATTAGAGTCAAAAAGCACCAATGAGAATAGAAATAGCATTCAGACGTCACAGGATGACGGTACAAGCGTTCAAAATGATTTCGAGGGTAAATATACCACAAATCAAAACAAAGGCTTAAATCAGCAAAATAACAGCAAACAAATGTCGTTTGGCGGAGATGTAGATCCGTTTGCAGGTGCAGGTAATTCAATCGACATTAGCGCCGATGATCTGCCGTTCTAGGAGGTTAAAGTATGAACAGTGTAATTTTTGAAGATATAGCACGTATTCAAGCTGAAAAAAAGCAAAAGCGAAAAGAAATGCTTAAGTTAATGAATGAAAACCCAGATTGGTATAAACATCCAAAAAGCATGGTCTATCGTCAAATTAAATTGCTTGGTAAGGATATTGGTGAGCAAACAATGGATAAATCTAAACCAATCAACTCAATTGATAAAGACAAGTTCACCATTCAAGAATATTTGTATTTGCAGTGGATTGGTTATTCAGCGAATGCAATCATAGAAGCGTTAGGAATGCCTAGAAACAAATTTTGGGAATATAAAGCTGAACATTTAAATTAGGTTTATGAAGTGAAAGCGAGTGTTCATGTTGCTGGAGATTTATTACACGCCAACATCCGCTATTATTGCGGATGCATTGGCTAGAAAATATGAGATCGTTTCTTTAGACAAAGCTAGAAATATTGCGAAGAAATTTAAGGCTAGTTTAAAGCAGAAAACGGACCTTTATGTGATTGAGGGAATTTTGATTGATGCTGGTTATAAAAACGAACCAGTGAATTTATAAGAAAGGAGCGGAGATTTGCGGCCGCGTTAAAAAGCTTTTTCTCCTTTGAAATTATGAAAAGAATACTTGATGCTTGCTGTGGTAGCAGAATGTTTTGGTTTGATAAGCAAAACGAACAAGTTTTGTTTATGGACAACAGAGAACATTACGAAAAATTAGACAGTGGGCATGTTATCGATGTTAATCCTAATCTAGTTGCAGATTTTAGAAAGATGCCTTTTGAAGATAACTCGTTTTATCATGTTGTATTTGATCCTCCGCATTTATTGAGGTGTGGTAATAACAGCTGGTTGGCTAAAAAATATGGCAAGCTAAACGAGAAAACTTGGAAAGAAGATATACAAAAAGGTTTTCATGAGTGTATGAGGGTTTTGAAGCCCAATGGGACGTTAGTTTTTAAATGGAACGAGGAACAAATCAAGTTATCTGAAATATTAAGCACAATTGATTGTGAGCCATTGTACGGCAATAAAAGAGCAAAAACACATTGGTTAGTATTTATGAAAGCGGGTGAATAAGATGAATGAGCAAATAAATTTGCTTGAGTTAGATAATGATAAACTTTGGCAATTTTATGGGCATTATTGTAATGACGATTGGTCCGCTAAGACAGAGACCGTGAATGGTGATGCTGATATAGTGCTAGGTTTTAGAGTTAAACTATCGAAAAATGAGCTGAGAAAAATATGCAGAGATGCCATTGAAATAAGCAGAATTAAGTATGGATATTCTGTCAGGTTTTTAACAAATAATGTAAAGAAAGAGCTGTTCGTTCGTTTTGACAACTACACGACTAGTAAAAAAAGAGATGTCTTTGAACATATAAATTTATATTTTTAAGCGGAAAGAGAGTGAAGAAGATGATTCCAAAGTTTAGAGCGTTTATAAAAAAAGAAAATAAAATAAGAAATGTCACAACAATCGATTTCACGCTAAAAATTATTGAATGCTTGAATGGCGTTCTTGAATATGAGTTTGAATATGTTGTTTTGATGCAATCAACAGGGTTGAAAGACAAGAACGGCGTTGAAATTTTTGAGGGTGATGTATTATATTACATTCCTTTCGAATCGCATATAAATGATAGCATCGTTGTATTTGAAAAAGGTTCATTCTGCAAAAAAATGTTAAGAAATGGAAAATTAACATCTGTTAGATTCATTGACAGCGAAGAATATGAAGTTATCGGAAATGTCTACGAGAACCCAGAACTATTGGAGGGAACAGAATGAGTAAAAAGATGAGTACGTTATTCCACGAGTTTATTCATGATAATGACTTAAACGGTAACGATGAAATTATCAGAGAAACAAATGCAGTTGTTGCAGAAGATGACATCGAAGTAGGCACGATGTTAGATGATCGAGTGGGTGAAAAATATTTTTACAAGTGCATGGAATTAGCAGAAAACGTCATCAAATCTTTTGAAGATGAACAACCAGAACTCAACGAAAATCAACATGTTGTGCTTGATTGGTTGAAAGAATCATGCAAATTAAACGGATTACGTGAAGTTATCGAAATTATGGGGTTTTTATCAACTACTGGTGGAAAAATGAAGTATAAGCAAGTAGCTTATGCATATGGTGATTTAAATGATGATGAATTAGCTCAAGTATTACAGTCATTTAGCCAGTGGGTTTGGGAACAGGAGGAAGCGGAATGAGCTACGAAATAACATATGACGAGAACGTCAGCAATAATGTGCAACAAAAAAATATTGTTGTCAATAGTAGGCATTTATACAAAGTTTATCTTGAAAAAGAAGCCTATCGTAAAAATGAGGAGACGGGTGTTGATTACACATTAGACATTAAATGTGATGAAACTGGCGTCAATGTACAAGCGGTGTTACCACACGAGGTCCTTTATGAATTAAATAAAATGATAGGCGACAGTCTGAAATTTTAGGAGGAACAGCGATGAATAAACAAGAATTGATTGAAGAGTTAGAATGCATAGAAGTTTCTACAGACAGCCTTGATTATTTGAGAGGTGCTGACTATGCCAACGAAAGAGCAATTAGCTTAGCAAAACAGCTAGACGAACCGAAAAAAGTCGTTGTTCCGAAGTTCGTGGCAGAATGGATTGAGTTATGCAAAGGATTAGAGTGCACTCTGTATTGCTCAGCAACAAGTAAGCTTAGAGATACGATGCATATAGAAAAAGCTAAAGAAGTATCAGACTGGCTTGATACTTTTGAAAATCATGAGTTGTTTGCTCACGCATGGCTTGACGGCTACGAAGTCGAGAAGGGACCTTTATATCACGTTTTATTACCAGACAAAGGGGCGACTAACACAGGATATACTTTTTTAAATTTAGCGGGAGCAATTGATTTTACGACATGTAAGGAAAAGGTGGATATGTTAACAGAACAAGAAATCAAAGCAATTGATGAACGTTACTGGCCGTTTGCTGTGAAAGTTGATGGTGGTGAATGAAAACTGATTTAACCAGACAAGCTGAGAAATGCTTGTGGAACTATACCAACAAAATGGGAGTATTCGGCTGTTTTGAGGTAACCATTGGCTGGTTTGGCAAGGAAAGAGTCGACTTTATGACTTATTCTACTGACAACACTATTAGATGTTATGAAATAAAAGTAACGTTGGCAGACTTAAAAAGTTCCGCAAAACAAACGTTTTTAGGTGATTATAACTATTTAGTTGTCACTAACGAATTATGGGAAAAGATTCAAGCCAATCCAGATTTAAAATGGAAATATAGTAATCAGGGAATACTAATTTTTTCTGAATTAAGACACAACTTAGGCATTACAAGTGTCAAAAAAGCGAAAAAGCAAAATGTCACATTAGGAACGCGAGCAACAGTTTTAGAAAGTATGGTGCGATCTTTGAATCGAGAAGTTGAGAAATTTTACAAGGTAAATCCTTTTTGGGGATTAAGTGAGGAGGTCAAATAAATGGAACAACTCTTATTAACAAAAACTGGTGAAAACGAAATCGGTATAAATGCTACAGGAATGGATGATAATGAAATTGTCTTCACGTTAGCTGCTGCTTTAATTGGATACAGCAAGGAATTGGGACTAACAGAAGCAATACTAAACGAAAGTATGTCCGTGCTGTGGAAAGATGGTGAATAA